CTGCTCATGCAACCCAGCTACCACGCTGGATTCGCGAGATGAATCCCTCACAGGATTTGTGCAACAGAGCCCCCGCTACGCGGGCGTCCGCTCGGTCAGCTATGACGGCAAGACCATCACCTATGGCTCGGATACGGAACTGGCGAATGCGATCAGCGATCTGGAAACCCGGATTGACACCGCCGCGACCGGCACCCCGCGTCGTCGTCGCTGGGGCACTGTTGCCTCAAAAGGTCTGTGATCCATGGCGTTCGAGGCTTTCCGGCAGCGCATCGGCAGCATTATCGGCGGGTTTGACGCGGCACAGGCCCATCGTCGCCTGCGCGGGTTCCGGGCCAGCCGCGCCCATGTGAACACGCTGATTGCCGCCTCCGGCGACACGATCACCGCCCGCGCGCGCTGGCTGGTGCGCAACAACGGCTATGCGGCGAATGGGGTGGAGAGCTTTGCCAGCAATGTGGTCGGCGATTGCATCAAGCCGTCCAGTTCCATCGCGGATGCCGCCAGAAAGGAAGAGTTGCAGGCATTGTGGCTGGCCTGGACCGACGATGCCGACGCCGAGGGGCTGACGGATTTCTACGGGCTTCAACGCCGCGCCGCGCGCGAGGTGTTCCTGTCAGGCGAAGTGTTCCTCCGCATCCGTCCGCGCCGGGCGGAAGACGGCCTGACCGTGCCCCTGCAATTGCAGATGCTGCCCGCCGAGATGCTGCCCCTCGACATGAACCGCACCCTGCCTGGCGCGGGGCTGATCCGGCAGGGCATCGAGTTCGATGGCATCGGTCGCCGCGTCGCCTACCACTTCCTGCGCCGCCACCCCGGTGATCTGACCGATCCGGGGCTCGCGGGCGAAACCGTCCGCGTGCCTGCTACGGATGTGATCCATGTGCTGGACCCGATCGAGGCGGGCCAGCTGCGCGGCGTGTCGCGCTTTGCCGCTGCCATCGTCAAGCTGTTCACACTGGATCTCTACGATGACGCCGAGCTGGAGCGCAAAAAGATCGCGGCGATGTTCGCGATGTTCATCACCTCGCCCGCCCCGGAAACGCCACTGGAACCGACCGAGGAGGATCTGGAGGTCGAACCGGGACAGGTCGTGCGCCTCGATCCCGGCGAGGATGTCTCGACCCCGGCCACGCCAGACTCGGGCGGCACCTATGAGCTGTTCCAATACCGCACCTTGCTGCAAATCGCGGCAGCACTTGGCATCCCTTACGGCTATCTGACCGGCGACACCGCCAAGGGCAACTTCTCGAACACCCGCATCTCGCTGATCGAATTCCGCCGCCGCATCTCTGCCTGGCAGCATGGCGTGCTGGTCTATCAGCTCTGCCGCGCCGTCTGGGTGCGCTGGATGGACACCGCCGTGTTGTCGGGCGCGCTGGACCTGCCGGGGTATGACAGCCAGCGCCGCCAATATCAGGCCTGCGCCTGGCTTCCGACCAAGTGGGACTGGATCGACCCGATGAAGGACGCCTCGGCCGAGATCCTGCAGATCGAAGCGGGTCTGAAGTCTCGGACACAAGCCCTGGCAGAGCGTGGGTACGATGCCGAGCAGGTTGATCGGGAAATCGCCGCCGAGCGCACACGCGAATTGGCGCTGGGCCTCGACTTCCGGCGGCCGGGATCGCCTGCGCAGGGGCCAGGCGAAGGCGCCGCGCAAGACGCGGATCAGGACAGCAACAAGGATGACGAGGCCGACGACGACGCACAGGACGGCGCCGATGAAAAACCCGCCACAAAGGAGGGCGCATGATGCATCACGCCCAGATTGCACAGCGCGCTTTCAACACACCGCTGATGATCGATCCGGCCAAGGCGCTGGCGTTTCTGTCCGGGCTGGGGCCGCGCGTCACCGGGCAGGAGATCACCTTCCAAGGTGTCGATCTGCCGTCAAGCGAGGTTGATCACGCGGCGTTGTCTGCGCGTACCTCTTTGTTTGGCAGTGACCTCGCGCAGCGTCACCAGCGCAATGGCACCCAGCCTTTCACCATGGTCGACGGCATTGCCGTGATCGCAATCGCGGGCACGCTTGTGCACAGGGGCGCATGGATCGGCCAGTCTTCGGGCCTGACCTCCTATGAGGGGATCGCCGCCCAGCTGCAGGCGGCGCTGGGCGATCCCGGCGTGCGGGGCATTGCACTCGACATCGACAGCTTTGGCGGCGAAGTCGCGGGGGCGTTCGATCTGGCAGATCGCATCCGCGCCGCCCGGGCGCAAAAGCCGGTCTACGCCTTTGTCGCTGAACACGCGCTGTCGGCTGGCTATGTGCTGGCCAGCCAGGCCGACCGCATCATCCTGCCCCGCACCGGGGCGGTCGGCAGCATCGGCGTGGTGGCCCTGCACACCGATATGAGCGGGGCCATCGACCAGAACGGCCTCAGTGTGACGCTGATCCACGCCGGATCGCATAAGATCGATGCGAACCCGTACCAGCCGCTTCCGCAAGCCGTGCACGACCAGATGCAGCGTGAGCTGGAAGTCGTGCGGTTCCTCTTCGCGGAAACCGTCGCTGCCGGGCGCGGGGACCGGCTGACGCAGACGGCTGCGCTGGCCACGGAAGCTGCCGTGTTCCGCGGGGCTGACGCCATTGCCGCGGGGCTGGCCGACGAACTGGCCGATCCCGTCACCGCCTTCCACGCTTTCGCCGCCGCCCCGCGCGGCACAACCGCCCCCAGCAGAAAGGGTCCTCAGATGACCAACACGTCCACCGCCACCCCGAATGAGGCTGAGACCGCCACCTCGCCCGAAGAAGCAGCAACCCCGACCACGCCCGAGCCGCCGGTCGCAGCCGTCCCACCCGGGCCGGAGGCCCCCGCACCCGCCGCACCCCCACCCGACGCGGCGGCGGGAACCGCCGACGCCGTGCGTGCCGAGGCTGCCGAGGTGGCGCAGGTCTGTGCACAAGCGGCCCGGCTCGGCCTGACCATTGATGCCGCCGACGCCGTGGCACGCGGGTTGAAGCCCGAGGCCCTGCGCGCCCGCGTGCTGGCCGATCTTGCCGCCCGCAGCGATGCCGCAGGTATCATCGCCACGGCCCCGGCCGCTGCGGCCACGAAAGACAGCCCGATCATCGCTGCCGCCAGAAAGGCCGCGACCGACGCCAGGCGCTGACCCAGCGCCGACCGACCTATCCCTACCAACATGGAGACTGACCAATGCCCGTCCTGACGGAACAGCCCAACATGGGCGATGTCCTCAAATATGAGGTCAACCCGAACTACACCCGCGAGGTGATCCCGCTGCTGCAAGGCATGCCCTACCCGGTCGGCTCGGTGCTGGGGAAGATCACGGCCAGCGGCAAATACACCCTGTCACCCGCGACCGGGACTGATGGGTCGCAACTCGCCAGCGCCGTACTGCTCTATGCCGTCGATGCCACACTGGCAGACGCAGTCGGCATCGTAGTGGAGCGCGGCCCCGCGATCGTCTCGCGTGCGGGCCTCGCCTATGACGGCACGGTCGATGACGCCGCCAAGATTACCACCAAACTCGGCCAGCTGGCCGCCGTCGGCATCATCGCCCGCGATGGCGTCTGACGCACGGCCTCTGACGCTTGGAGTCGCCACCCTTTTCCCCTTCCCCCGGAGCACCCCATGACCCTCGTTCGCAATCCCTTTGACGCTGGCGGCTATTCGCTGGCCGAGATGACGCAGGCCATCAACATCCTGCCCAACCTCTATACCCGCCTCGGCCAGATCGGCCTCTTCCGCTTTGAGGGCGTCAGCCAGCGCTCGGTGATCATCGAGCAATACGAGGGCATCCTCAGCCTGCTGCCCTCGGTGCCGCTGGGTGGCCCCGCCACCGTCGGCACGCGCGAGGGGCGGTCGATGCGGTCCTTCGCCCTGCCGTGGATCCCGCATGATGATGTGATCCTGCCCGCCGACATTCAGGGCACCCCGGCGCTGGGCGTCTTCGATGGTGCCGATCCGCTGGTCGAAGTGATGAACCGCAAGCTGCAACTGATGCGCCGCAAGCACGCCCAGACCCGCGAATACATGGAGATGAATGCGCTCCGCGGCATCGTGAAGGACGGGGCGGGGACCACCCTCTACAACTACTTCACGGAATTTGGCCTCGCGCAGATCTCGGTGGATTTCCTGCTCGGCACCGCTGGCACCAATGTCCAAGGCAAGGTCCGCGAGGTCCTGCGCGCGGTCGAGGACAA